ATAAACATTAGAAATAGGTGCAGATTGCATATAAGCTCCTGTTATACCAATTCGTATCTGTACACTACATATCCACCCATTGTGGCGGCACCAGATGAATTTATTACCAGCGATTCACCAACGCCAGTTTTTAAAATCCAACATTCATCTTGGCCTGTAGCACCATGCACAGCATCCATGTTTAATGCGCCACTTGCAGCAACATACATTGGACCAGTAATGGCTGTTGAGGATCCTTTGAATGTATATGCAACAGCAGCAGAACTTGTCACAAGAGCAGAGATTATAACAATCCTTTTTCCAGCGATTGCAGGAATAGCCGTGTAATCACCAGAAGCAGCATACACATTGGAAATAACAATTGAAAGCATGGAAATTCCTAATAACTTATGCCACGGGTTGCTTTGATAATAGGACCTTGAAGTTTCATTTGGATTCGGCGCAACTCTTCCAGTTGCTGACACAACATCCTAAAAAACTCTGTATGTTCAACCCGCTGACCATCAATTTGATACGATGGCTTTGGATTTGCAGACAACTCGGCAATCTTTGCCGAAATGTTTTCAATAGCGATTTGGACATTTGATGCCGCCTGATCAATCGCCATCAAACACCTCTTTGATCGTGTACGACCTGTAAGGTCTTTCAGGAGCCAGATTAAACTGTATCCTATAGTTCTCAATAGCTACTTCAGGATTCGCAACTTCATATTCAACAACAGGCAAATTTGGGTACGAAACAGCGTATGTCTTTAATTTTGGAGTACCCAACTTAATTATATTCGTTTTCATCGCAGTTCACCTCACATCATTATAAACATTAAGGGAAAGAATCCCCGGGGTTTTGAGGCCCCGGGGTTATTGGAAGCTTACGCTGCCAAAGCGTTATTAGGAAGCAGCGGAGGTCTGCTTTGCCGAGTGCCAAGGGCTCCATACGGATGGGATACCACGCTCATGACCGAAGTAGCTGGCAACAAGGCCGTTGTCGACCATGTTGTAGCTCTGCGGACTGGCCTGTTGGATTTGCAGAGGATAGTTCTGCATGTACTTGAAGGCCTTGGTGGTGTCGGTAAGGAACCAAGTCGCAGTAGCCTGCGCAGTGGTGTAACCGCCGGTAACAAGCTCTTGCTCAAGCAAGGGGCTGGTGAGAACCTTGTACGAACCGAAGTTCGACACAGGATTCCCGGCTCCGCTGTTGACATAGAGAGGGTTGGCGGAAGACTGAGCGCCACCAGTACGGAACTGGGTGGTGAGCGAGTCAAGGATGAGGTTGGCGGTAGCAAGCTTACCTGGGCACACAACCAAGGTGGTTGGGTTGACAAGGATACGCTTGCCAGTGTCAGGATCGGTAAACCGGCTGAACGCCAAGTATGCCGTCTGGATCGAGGTCCAGTCATACAAGGGGTTGGCATCGGAAACAACCAGGTTACCAGCGTAACCGAGGGTGTTGCCAGCGGCAGCAACATAAGTGTTGTAGCCAGTACCCTTCCAATTGAAGCTGTTGACTACGCCAGAGAACAACTGGAGCATTTCAAGCTCACGACGGTATCCAAGCTCTTCGCCAATGGACATGGCGTTGTTGAGGATGTCGCCGGTAAGATCATAGAAAACGGCTTCCTTGGTCACATCGATGGCCAAGGCGTTTTCACGGGTCTCAGGAGTTTGAATCCAGCGTTCCCCGTATTGAGTACGAGGATGAGGCTGACCAGGTTGACGACGAGCAGCACGATCACCAATCGGATTAAGACCGATGACCTTCTGGCCGTTGAGCTTGGTGGGAACGGTTTGCATCAGTTGATCGCCGATGAATGTTGGGTTGTTGAACCCTTCAAGCATCTTGACTTCGATCAAACCACCGGTAAGAATCGAGAAGGCGTTGATGTTGATGAACGCCGAGGGATCGAGACCGATACCCGTCGATTCAAAAGCAGCATTCATGTTGCCAGGATTGGCAGCATTGATGTGGTTCTTGGCACGAACATACTTTGCGTAGGTTTCGCCATTGATGGGGTCCAGCATTGCCAGACCTTCGCTGCCGAGGATGCTTTCAGCCACATCACGGAGGCTGAATTCATCTGCGGAAAGCTTGCGGTCAGAAGCAAGACGACGATTGCCGTTACGATCTTTGTAATCGTTGCCGTTTTCGTCGGAAAGACCAAGGCCATGACGCATTTGCTTGACGAATTCGAGCGAACCTTTGCCGGTTCGGCTAAGACTTTCGTAAGCATCCCGAAGTGCAAACTTATTGAGAGACATTGTAACTCCTATTGTAGTTGGTTAAGTAAGGTTATGCGTTAAGGAATGGCATCGGCTGCACGGAGCGCCGAGAATTTGCCAATGAGCCGAACACGCAAGGTTTCCGTACCGGAACCAACCTTGGGTTGAAGAAGTTGACCAAGGATGCTACCAGCGGTAGCACCAATCGCAACAGTGCTGTCGCTTCCAACAACACCAACAACGGTTGAACCAATTGCGGAAGCAGAACCGGTTACCGAAGCAAGATAGATACAAGAAAGGGCAACAGTAATACCGTCGCCAGCAAAACCAGGAGTACCATCACTAATATCAGCAGCAAGCTTACCTTGCATCGAAACGCCACAGAAGCTGGTTCCAATGTTTGCGGCAGTATCGGAAACACCGACAGTACCCTTGGACACTGGCTCAACCTTCGCTGTGGAGGAGTTGAAGCACATCATGTCTCCCGGATTGATGGCGGTAGAAGTAACCGCTGGAAGATTCAGGGTTTCGTACACTTCGGGAGGAAGGACGAAACGAAAACCATTGGAAGTCGTACTCATTGGATCTCCTTGTTAGTTACGCAGTGCGTCAAAGTTAATTTTTACAGTTTGACCGCTCGGGGCTACCGAGCCAGTCTGAGGCTTTTCAACAGATTCCGCAAGAGCCATTCGCTTGATAAGCGCAACAGCATTCTCACGGGGAATAGCCACTAGGCTTTCCATAACAGCCTTTTCCATGGTTACACCAGCAACATCACACAGATGTTTGATATCTGTGAGTGCGCTGGATTCTGCTACCGGCTCCGCAGGAGCAGTAACAGGAGCTTCAACCTTGGTTTCAGGCACCGTGGATTCCGCCACAGGAGCCGCAACCGGGGTCTCTACGATAGGATCAGTCATCGCTGACTCCTTGTGTCCGGGATCATCAAATAAAACGCTCTCGGAAGCAGATCCCTTCTCTCCCTTTGAGCTTGAACTATCGTCGGTATCCGAACCTTCTTTTGGTTCGGTAAGACCGTATTCTTCAGCGACAGCCTTGAGCTTATCGCTGTATTTCATGTCCTTGTTCGAGCACACCGATGACATTTTTGCACATCGCTTACATCCACTTTCCATGCAGGATTCGTGCATGGCTTCAGTAGTAGCAGGAGCGCCGACAAGATCAACGGAGACAACACGATCAATAGATTGCGCTTCCTGCACTCCGCCAATAGACTTCCATTGGCAAACTGCGTAGTGGCTGAATCCCATTGTATGCGGCATTTTTTCTGCCGTCTCCATTACTTTTTGTGAAATCGGATCCGACAACAACAGTTGAAAATCACCGTAGATGCCTTCACCGACAACATACCGAACATTGATGATCTGGCCAAGCCGGTCGTTTACATCCCTATCAACCGGATTTTCCCGATCATGATTTTTGTTTACGATAGCGTTTTCATATTTGTGAAAACCTTCTCGCATTGCCTTGTCAGAATATCTACGACCATTCTTGGAAATTGGCCCAAGAATTTTGATATTCTTGATAACTCCAGCTTGTTTGTCAACAACAAGCTTGGAAAAAGACTCTGATTCATGAACTTCAGATTGATTTATAGCCATGCTACACTATACCTCTTTCTTTTTTGGTTGTTCATTGTTTGGAGCATTTTTATTTTTATTTTGTTTATTTTTATCAGCAGATTGTTGCAAAATGACAGGATCGATGATAGTTGCAGCTTTACCATCTCCGCCAGGAATAACCCTAGACTGATTTGGCATTGGTGGAACCGGATCCTCTTTGGCTTCCTTGCGCCTGTTATCAAGTTCTTCCTCGTAATCCCAATCATTCTCTGAACAAATACGCCGTTTGGATTTGATACCCATTTCGA